CCTTGCCCTGTCCATTTCTCTAGTGTCATTGACACAGCACAATGGAGCGCACGTATTGCACGCTCATCAAACTCAACTGCAATATGTAAATCTTCCATAGAGACTATTGTATCAACCACAAATTATCTAATGAGTGGCTGCCCAATTATCTCCATGGTCTGCAGCAGCAGTAATCGGAACACGAAAGTTGTAGTAGCGTCCTGCTAGAGGAGCAGCAGCAACTAAGAGCTCTTTAACTCGGTCCACTTCTGCTGGTACTACAGACAGTTGGACTTCATCGTGTACGTACGCACAGCGGGTGTAGTCGTTGTCGTAGGCAAGACCAGCTTGATCAAGTAAATCTTGACCGATGACACACCATCGCTTACTCAAAATTGCCCCACATGACTGAAGCAAAAAGTTGAGTGAACTGTGTTCTGCTCGGCAGAAGATTGGACGACCATCTAATGCTTTGAGCTGACCAGCACTGCGAACTTTTTCTTTTACTGCATTAACTAGAGGTTCGAGTCCAGGAATTGCATCAAGAAACTTACGACGTAACTCAGAACCTAAAGATTTCTTTTGAGCATCACTAAGTTCAGGGTGCAAAATATGACCTAACTTCACATCTCCTGCCCCATAAATGAACCCATAAACAAGACTTTTGACTTCATTCCTTGTGCATCCCACGCGATCTGCGTTCTGTTGGTGAATATCACCGTTGACCACAACATCAGCGAAGGCTCCCTCATCGAAGACGGCTAAATAGTGCCCAAGTGCCCGAAGTTCGAGACCTTCGAGGTCAGCGCCGACCATTACATGACCAGGATGTGGAATAAATAGCTGACGTGCCCATGGTGCACTTACGACCTGGCCCAAGTTGGGACCCCGATGCGCATTTCTACCGCTGATTGTTGCTAGAGAACAGCTGTGATGAATGGATCCGTCATCTTCAATGGTGTTGAACCATGAGTTAGAGCCTTCAGACAACTGTCCCATCCACTTCTGCAAAGTAAGCAGGCGGATAAACATCTCACACTCTTCATGCAGTTTGGTATTGCCATGCTGCAATGCAGTATCTCTGAGTTCAGATAGTGTTGCTTCATCAACTTTAGGCTTACCCGTATCAGTGACTTTTATAAACCTAGCCCTGCTGAAGTTCTGTAGAGCCCAAGCAATATGCTGGCGACTGGTTGGATTGAAGTCGAGCAGCTTAGTCATAGGCGCACCAGCTGTATATCCTTTAGTTTTGTTAGGACGCTTAGGCGTGTAAACCTTACCAGGTACATAGATAAAGCGTCGGCATATTCGATTTTGTAATTCAGACATTTCCTGTTCAAACTCACCGCGAACTCGTTCAGCGGCGGCAAGATCAAAGCGGAAACCACTTGCCTCTTGTTGAGCCATAATGCTGGCCATACGCATTTCGAGTTTTACGGAATCAATCAGTTTCATTTTTGTCAGAGTTAGTTGTTTTATTAAATCCGAATTTGAGCTTTACAGCTTCCTCGCGTTTCTTTGAACGTTCTCTTTGAGCTAACTTAGCTACACTTTCCATAACTTTTAAAGTATCTTCAGTTGAAGCTCGTTCCGGCATACGTTCATTCACAATATTAAAAAGTGGAAAAAAGATATCAGCCGCCACTGTAATTTCTTCAGAAGTCAGTGGTTCATTTTTATCAGGCATAGTCGTTCATTCTCCGTTGCATAAGTTGCCATAGTTTGAGGGTGACCTCGGTATCCTGAATGCAGTAATCCAGCATCTCAGGGGTATAAACAGCAAAGTTACCGTCGTGCTTACCGAAGTCGCCTTTGAAACACTTAAGTCTGTAACCCCAAGCCTCAAGTGAATGTCTCCCATACAGGCGTTGGGGCATACCTAGAGGTCTACGCTCATGATCTCTATCTTTAATATGCGGATAGAACAAACGACTGAGAACCAATGTATCAATTGCTTGACCTTTAGGTTCAAAATCTGGATACTGCTCTTTCAGCAAAGGGATATCGTATCCAATAATATTGTGACCGATAATTATATCTGCTTCTTCAAGTTGTTTAATACCTTGAATTAGCGCTCGTTCAGGCTGATGATCAAATACATGAGTACTGCTATCGACAGCATCACGCATAACCATACAGTGAATAGTTGATCCACGTCGAAGAAATCCAGTGGATTCAAGGTCAAAGAGTAGTTGTGTCTTCATCGAAGGTATCTGTTGCATTGTTTGGATCATATTCATCTGGTGCAAACGGGTTTGCTTGCGGGAAGAGAGTTTCGTCAATATCTCTGTCATTAGAATTTTTAGTAAATCTTGGATCTTTGTCTAGGAAAAGTGGCTCAATTGCCACATTTAATTCGCGTGCCAAACGTGCTGAACGTCTGAACTCTTCTTTGTAGTAAGGCTCCCAATCATGAGCTAAAAGAATAATCTTCTTTATTCCCATCATGTGAGCTTGAAATATAGATGTCGAGAATGGATACCGCGTCGTATAGATTACGGCTCCTATTGCAGGAGTTCCTGCTTTAGCTGCTGCAGCGATGGCATATGAGATACAATCGATCTCAACCATACTGTCTGTAAGTAAGCTTCTACCATCTCCAATAATCTCCCTATCACGAACAATAATACATCCACCTGGTGCTTTTGGATGTGTTGATGCTTTGCTAATTGATAGCGCAACATCCATAAAGAATCGTTCCTTATTCTTAATATATGTTGGGTCACCTTTAGGGCTTTTCATATCCACAATGTACGATTCCAGCTCCTATATTAGGTAAGGAAAAAACAATATGCGAGACAAACTCATGAACGAAAAGAATAGCTTTTTTAGCAATGGTGATTATGTTTCTGGGTTTAGCAATAACAAATTATCTGTTTGGGATTATTCCGATCCTGTAAACACTGATATGGTCAACAGTCCTGCTCATTACACAGCAGGGCGACATGAAGCAATAGAAGTAATCGAGGATGCTATTGATAAAGCTCCAACCTGTAAGCAAGGTTTCTTGCAAGCTCAAGTACTGAAGTACTTGCTGCGTATGTGGCACAAATCAAATAGTAAAGAAGATGCTGAAAAAGCACAATGGTATCTCAATAGATTGATTGATTCGTTAAACTATTAAAGCCGCAGATAAGCGGCATTGCTGTTAGCAACGTCGGAAGAAAAGATAATCCTTACGTAGCTCAAGTGTTTCGTGGTCTTGAATGTGAGGCAATAATTCAATATAGATAGAGGAAAGATCACGAATGTTATGTACGAAGTAAGCGGAGATACCTTCAGATAGTTCAGGCACAAAAGGTTGATACCACCCCTTAATTTGTAAAGAGTTCCAAGGCTCTAATCCTTGCGATATCCAACTGTTCAGTTCCTCAAGGCGCTGAGCAGTTTTTATTATGTGTCTTTCGTGTGCTTCAGATTGGGGAATACATACGAATTCATCTTGATATAACAAAGCATGCTTCCACATTAAAGTACCATCTTTTAATATCAAACGACATGGATGAACCTTGTCATCTGATGGCAAAGCGTACAAACAATTTGGAGCGATATGCTTAGACATCAAATATTACCCTTGTTTTCTTCGTAGTATTCAAGGTCTTTTACCCAATTGTCGCCTGCATACTCGCTGTAAATTACACGCCCAACATCACGGAAACTATTGTAAAACAAAGAAACTTTATCAATGTCAGTAAGTGCTTGATGAATTGGAGGACCATAAACAATCAAGTTCCATGTTGACGGAGATACAGGCTCAAAGCCTGTAGAAGTTGCACGCAGCTGCTTAACTCTTTTAAATGGAATACATACTGGATAGTCCCATACAACAGGAGCTGCACGGAGGAGCTCGGAAGCACTGCTAAAGAATACAAAACTGTTGATATATCCATTGCGATATTCACTAATGGTTTTATTAAGCCAAATACGGCAGTCACGTACTGCTCCTTTTGGAGCTACCCAAACGTTGCCGTGCCAATGTTCTTGTAGTGGGTTCACCTCAATACTTGGTACTGAAGTGGCATCCACAAGAACCTGTTGAACAGGATCTGAAGTGGGATCAAAGTCAATGCTACCCATAACAGCTCTCGCTCGATCAATGAGCTGAGGGGTGGGATAAAGGGGAAGCTTTAAACCTTTGGCAGCAAGCTTATCCGATAAATTCTTCTGCGAGCGCTCTAAGGCTTTCTTGGCACCGACCTGCTTCGACTGCAAATGTTCTTGTTCCAGCATCACTAATTAATGTTATTAATACATTTTTGGACCAGTCATTTGTTTCAATCTGTTTGAGCAGGTCACGTAGGAAGTCGATGATTTCCTCATCTTCTTCTCGTTCAGCTGTTCGTAGATCAAATTCAATTGATTCAGGCCACATGAACGTTGTAGAATCATTCAAAAGATTGATGACTAAGGATCCAGTCCCTCTTTTTTCTACACCTGTGAGTGCAATATTAATCAAATCAGAAAGAATCAACTCCGCAGTAGCCATGAGGAACTCCTGCTCTTGTTTCTTCTCGGGACCAAATTTCTTTGATGAAATTAGTTGTTGAATAAGATCACTACGTCTTGACATATTTAAATGACTCTTTACTAAGGATAGATTAATTAAAAATTTTCTGTGGAGTTTTCATCGTTATCTTCAACAGGCTTTTGTGTAGAAGATTTAAATGATTGACTAGGATGACGCCCACTCAACATATCCTCCACAACTGCCTCGAATCTTTCCGAGAAAAGTGAATCAGGTTCAAACAGTAAGTTTGACCTATCTTCAAGCTCTTGCTGAGAAATAAGTTTCTCTTGCTCCTTTACAGCTTGTTCAAGTGTGTACTCAGCTATTTGTTGCTTGAGCGTATGTAGTTCACAAGCAAGTTCGAAACTTTCTAGATAGGAATCACAATCGACAAAGACCCCAATTTTCTGGGGTATTAGATGAAAGGGATTACAGCAGTACTTATTACCGCATGTTGATTTAACTCCAGTGTATCCGAGATCACCCCACGAGTACCACATCGCCACACGTTGAGGGTGGTGCTGAGTACTGGTACTAATGCCTGGACGCCTCCATGGAAACTGGGGCATGCCATTTCCTTTCCCTTTGTAACCGAGCCACTCCCAACATTCATCAGGTTGGCCAATGTCAACCTTTGACCAAAACTTCAAAGCACGCTTACGTTCTTTCTTGAGCAGTCGATCAATATTGAAAGACATGCGTCCTTCTCTTGCGGCAGCGACACAACGCACACAAGCTTGATGGCTGTCATACCGCATAGAGGTAGAGCTGAACCTACCAATCGAGTGACCGCTATAGAGACATAGTGCCCCCTCTTCTGCTGTATTGGAGAGGGTTAAGTTACGCCTACCGTATGTATGCCCTCCAACTTTCTTACTTGGTTTCGATTCAGGCATTAAAAATCACCTTCAGGTTTTACGTATTGACCACCATGAGTTGGATACTGACTTTCAACAGGCAGTAGAGTGAGCTGGTGATTAATTTTGTACTCGTAACGTGTACTATTTTCGTACTTAATTCTGACGAGTTGTGCTCGTGGTGTGTAGTACTCGGGCTTACCGACTACTAAAGCAATGCGATCAATAGGCGCGACTAATACACGCTGACCAATCGAGATATCTTTGGCTTTCATTGTATCTGAATAATATAATTTTACTTATTTAAAGTGTAATTAGAAGTCGATAAGTTTGTGATCTTCAATTAGAGGATCATTCTTAGGTCGCTGCCAAATACGTATGGATTTAGGTTTGCCATTGGCATCCTTTCTAGTTGTAACTAATCGCCGCCAACCCATAGATTGGAGAACATCTGCTACACGTCTGCTTTCTTTACGACCTTGACTACGAGGGTCAAGTTCTAAAGCATTGGTAAGAATATCTGCTGCGGATACTTCCTTTCGGATAGTAACGTAAGAGGAAATCTTATCAAACCAAGGATCGGGATCACCGAACTCTTGGATGTACTCAAATATATCAGCAATCTCACCACTTGTAAACTCATATCCTTCATCATTTCTATAAGCATCAACTGCAGCTGCCCATAGGTTGTCACGCACTTCGATTAATTCCTTCCATGGAATCTGAAAACCAGCACCAAGTTCTAATGGGACAAATCGACGATTGCCGGTACTGTCAACCAGAAACTGATTACGATTAGTAGTACCAATAAAAACAAACCGGCGAGACAGCTTGCTAGGAAGCGAAGCGTATGGGTAACGAACCTCGTCAGTCCTTGTAGTGACAAGGTTTTTGAAGTTCTCGATATTGCGAGTATTGAAGTAATTATCAATTTCAGGTAGTTCTAATAGCCATGCAACATGCAGTCGATACTGCTCTCGCATCAAAGTATCTAGAGGAGTAGTAATTTCTGAAAATAGGGATTTGGGTACAAGGCTTCTAGCAAACATTGATTTGCCAGCACCCTGTGGACCAACAAGAATTGGCAACCATGACATTGTGCATCCAGGGTCGTATGCTCTAGCCACAGCACCAATCATCATTCTCTGAATAGTGGTGGTAGTTATTTTATGTTTGTTACCCAGAAAGATTTCTCCGATACGATCCCAATCCGCATAACGTTCAGCGTTTGCTGCACAGTGATCTAGATATCTACGAATAGGGCAGTATTTATTTTGACTGGCTGCATACTGAATAGCTGCTTTGATGCGCTGTTCAGGAATGAATACACCGTTTTCACAAGCAAGCTTTGTAGTCATTAGATCTAGGTCTTGACCTTGTAGAAAAACTTCTTCACCACCTGGTCTTGTGTATTCAATGGCGCCTGTCAACTCATTCTTACGTAGATCTTGCAGGATCTCCTTGACCTTTTTGACATCGCTCTCCCGTTGCTTTGCTAAATCATCATCCGTCTTTTTAGGTCTTCCTCGTTTTTTGACTTGATCAGTATCAGGCAATGGCTCTGGGACAACATAGTCATTCGAATTATTCATTGATTTACTACTACTCCTTTGTTGAAAGTTATCTTGAATGATCTGATCAATATCTTGGATAGGATCAAATTCTGTATATCCAGCAGCTGCACCTACAGCACCAAATCTTAGATTAGGTGGTAGCTTATGAGCCCAGTCTGCATCTTGCCTTTTAGCAAGTGAATACAGTGTAGTTGGACCAGAAAAGTTTCCGAGACCTCTCCATTTAAATGGTTTTATATTTTCAGGTTTTTCACCATGATGGCCTTTGAGTACCCATTCAACCCATGAATCAAAAACTGGCTGACCAATGCTTGCACAAGCAGCCATGACAGGCACATAGTAATTCTCATACTCACCATCCTCAGATGGCCTTAAGAAGCTTTCTAATAACCACTGAGCACGCTTAACGTCTTCATCAGTTACATCACCGGAGACAAAGTTTACTGATTCCTCGTATGCAATGTCATTGAGAAGGAACTCAGGCACCGGTTCAAACTCAGCATTTTGTTGAATTTCTGCTTTAGTATTTCCAAACCACAGGCGTTCAGGTTTTTGCCCACAGTTGTCAGCAAGCTCTTGAAGCTCTAGCTCAGTAAGTAGACGATTAACAATTAGCCAATATGCACCCCGGTGTTCAGCAGTAGAAGAAAGCTCTTTGCTTAATGGGAACAGTGCTCTAAACCTATGCTCAGTCTCTGAATGACTGGCTGAGGTATAGGTAGCTGCACACCACTGTCTGGCCGTATCGGTTGACCAAAAGCGTGCAAGCGTGGTGTCGCCATCAAAATCGATGACCACCATGTTTGAGCCAGCTGAATTGTCAGCCTTCCTATGTCTATCTTGAAAGTGAGTTGCACACCATCCGTAACCATTTTTTACCCAACCAAGCAACCAATCAAGGTCTTCTAAAATATTTTGCCAATCGCGAGCAGGTTTACTCTGCTTGTTCTTGCAACTCTTGTGTACTGCAATCCGTAGTTTCATTATCTATTTCATGGAATTGTTGACAACGCTTCAAAAAACGTGATTCATGCAAAGCAAGCTGATCTCCATCAATGAAGATGCCTTGAGTTGTTTCAGGTGTAGAAACAATAATCAGTGCAGCATCACAGAGAAAACCAGTTCGCTCATTTAACGCATACCTGTACGCAGCCATTTGTTGCGCACACTTTGTATATTTTCTGTAACCACCGAATCCAATTCGATCTCCACGATCAGGAAAAGAAGCGCAGTAAGGAGCATTGCTAGTTTTAAAGTCAGCAATAACTCGTACTCCACCGATTTCACCAATGAGGTCAGGACATCCAGCATATTTATGCTCCGTACTCCATACAAATGCGACTTCTCTATCATCACTTCTTAGATGGTTCCAATCGGGACGTAAAGGACGCTCCGACCAATGAATTGTATCAAACCAATCAAGGTAAGAAGACATACCATTCCAGAAATCTAGATAATCTTCAGGAACATCTGGGTCTAAACCACGGAGATAGTTTTCACAACCTAAGTGAATAGCCGAGCCGCGAGTTGATGCTGCCTCTAGCGCACCCGGATTATTCTTTTGCCAATTCCTTAGACCAGCTTTTGATTTTTCGCTTTCAGTGGCTGATAGTACTGTTGTTACACTCGGCATATAAATGCCGGAGCATAGATACTTTCTATGTCCGGCTGAGGTTTGTATTCTGTAAGGAAGATCAGAAGTCACTCTCTACACCCTGTTGCGTTTGATAATTTGCGCTGTAATTTGTAGTTTCGGTCTGCGCTTGAAAGAGTTGGTATAACTCTCCTACAGCTTGCCCAACTGCTTCAACAACTTGACCAGTTGCGTAAACCTGTTGGGATAGTTGATTGACTTCTTGACGAAGTGCAATCGTGTGATCCATTAGGGAAGGAGGGCGTGTAACAGGCGGAACGTTTTGTACGTCACTAGAAACAGGAGTATCAGACCCAGTAGTTGGAGCATTTGTATTCGCTTGTTGCAGGATATCTGCTAACCGTGATTGCATTTCAGGTGGCAGACTTTGGAAGTTTGAATTAGTCATTTAATTATTAAAATTCAGTTTCAGGTTCGTCTTTTTTGTGTTTTGTTTCTTTATGAGGCGTTACGTAGGCTCCACGTTTGTCGGTTCCACCAGCTGGAAGACCCTTAGACTCAACCTGCTTACCTTCGAAAGGATCTTTACCTTCAAAGAAATTAGGGAGCCAAATAGAGTCTTTCTCTTTATCCCAAGATTGTTTAATCTTATCTGGGACTTTACGCACTTTTGGTAAAATACTGTATGAAGTTTCCAGACCGGCTCCCTTGCGTGTAATCTTAATTGAAAAATTAGCAAGTCCGTCTTCTGTCCAAGTGTAGTCTTCAGCTTCTTGGAGTATTTCGGTAAGTTGGTCTCTAAGTGATTTTTGTTCAATAAATAATACCTCTAAACGACTTCGTGATGCACTTGTTGCAACCCAAGCTAGAAACCTGCGTGGCTTGACGTAGGAGCCATCAATTTTTGGTCGCTCGGGCTTAGACCAGTCGGTTTCACGAGCAATGTCAGCAGGGTTGCCAGGGTGAGTCCTAGTAACAACGTAGCCGTTGAATTTAAGTTCACCGTCTGGTCCTTTCGCTTCGGATGCATATTGCCATCCCATAATGGCGTGACCTGTTTCGTAACATCCGAGTAGTCGGAACTCTTCGCTTTCTCCATCTTTAAGTGAACTTGGTTTCCAGTAAGGTTGAGGTTCTTTAGTTTCAATTCTTTCTTTTGGTGCCTCAAGAAGTTCAGGAGGCAGTACTTGTAGGGTCATATGTAGTTAATATCGACCTTTCAAATATAGTTAGTACAATAGTTAAATGTGAG